TTTGGTAGTCGTGTCCCAAATCTGTCCCATGGAGAAAATTTGAAAGCGGGAGGAGAGGGATAACTCGTTGATTTTTATTGGTACGCCCTACAGGATTCGAACCTGTGACCTACGGCTTAGAAGTTCCTAGAACTCACTTTTAACACAATAACTTACCGCATCAAGTCGCGCTCACACGTCCCACGATGCCAAAACATGCAAAGGCTTGGAAAAGGTCTCAAACCTCTGCATGTCCCAAATCTGTCTCATCAAATCGTCGGCCTGCTCTCTTCGTGCATGTGCAGAACCTCGAACGTCACAGCGCCGATAATGACCACATCATCCAGCGCATCACCTTCGATTGCCTCACCGTCCTGGCACGTAATGTGATGCTTGCCCATTCTGCCGAGCTGAAAACTTCCCCATGCCTCAAAGTAAATGACGTCACCCTCTTTCGGCCTCACAGATTTATCGACCAGCACTAGGCCATCAACTGTAGGGATGAAAATCGTCGCTGCCGGGCGCAACACCATTAATTCGTTAAGGTCGAGACGACTCTCGACGTAATCCTGCGCTGGAGATGGAAATCCCATATGTAAAAATCCCCCCTGATAGATACTGTATATAGATACAGTAATGTCGATCGGTGGATTTTATCAAGCCGCTACGGTTGGGGAAATTGTAAAGCCATTGGTGGGTATAGAAATTTTTTTGGCAGCTGCTGCGTGAGTGACTAACCTTTAATCACCCACCCCGTAGCCTGCAAAAAGATAGTCGCGGTACATGTCTGCCCCTTCGCCGGGGCTTTTTTAGGCGTCGAGTCCGTCGATTGCTTTCAGGCGCTTTTGTAGCTCAGCGATAATTTCATCCTGCTTTTGTATCATGTCATGAAGTGCTTTGATTGCAGCACCGTTCAAAGCTGCAGCAGCTTTTCCGGGGTCAACGCTCTTCATGTCTTCTATTTCGAGTATCGAGCCGTCATCTGCCTTACACATATATGGGTAGCCAACCTGATTTCCCTTATCATCAAATTTGGCTTGATTGCTGGCTGTTGATACGGCTTCTGGCAAATATTTCTCTAAGTCCTGAGCGAGGTAACCAGCACTTCTGTCTCCCTTAATCCAACCCCCCTCACCATCTGGTCGGTCGCGCATCTTGAATGTGACATGGCGAAGTTTCAGTACGGCGCTCAGCGCAAATTGTGGGTCAATCTCTTCAATGTCTTCTTTGATTCTTTCATCCGAACCGGTCTGCCATCCGCCAGGAGCAAGCCCAACTCCATTCGCTTGAAGGTTATAAACAGCAATGTTTGCACTGTTATCGGCATTTACAATTCTTATAGTCCATCCGCCTAAACCTGAACCCCGATTATTTACTAAGTCTGATACGCCACTCCCCCACCCCAAAGAAGACGTGTTTGTAGTAGATGGCGCTTGTCCGTTGCACCTGTAACCCGAACCGTTCACTGTAATTGGCTGGCTGCTATTTGAAGTTATCCCAACTGCTGAAACCGCTCCATTAACAGTTATTGCCGAAGAAATTGTACCGCCTGTCTTGGAGTTAACAGTATCTAATCGGGAGTCGTTTCCCTGGGCAAATGTGTTGGCCGCAGTTCCAAATGGTGATGCTCTACCGGTTCCGCCTTTATTTATCGGTAGTGGCCCATCGATGGTTGCTAATTCGCCCAACCCTAAATTTGAACGAGCTGCGCTCTTATCAGCAAGATCACTCAAATTCTGGGTCTTGATTAAGCTGTTACCGAGTTGGGATGCCAGGTAACCCCAGCTTGGACCGGTGAAGGTGTTAAGGTCAGGCAGGCTTACGGTTATAGATTGGTCGCTACTGAATATTTTTTGCCAATTAGCTTTATCAAGATTTAGCCCACGAACTGCATATGTTACTTGCGCTGCCAGTTGGGCAGTAATGGCGGCCATAGTTCCATATGGTACTGGCGTCCACGACTGACCTGATGCGGAAGGGCCCGTATATTTCTCAATCAAAGTCAGAGATGTATTCGACTCTATCGACTTAACACCAAGCGTATATGCAACCCCACCGACAGTTGAAACCAGAAAGTCATTCACTTTTAATTCAGTAGTGAAACTAGTTCCTGTGCCTGTGACGGTTGCTGAGTTATTTGTTAAAGCAATGGTGCCTGCTGGCATAGTTTTCTCCGGGCAATAAAAAACCCGGCGCAATGGCCGGGTCATTAAAGTAAGCGTTATTTAGAAATAATCGATTGCATCTATGCAAGGTATTGAACACCCAACCTGCATCGCTTTAGGGCTTAATGTTTTAGCCCCTTCACCAACCGTGGGGCCTCGCGCGCAGGAGACCTGATAGCCATCCATCTTAAAACCCGCGTACATAATAGGCCTGTACTTCCAGGTGGCATCAGACCGACTTTCAGCGCCGCTTTGTGAACCAATGCTACAAAGTGGAATCATGGGCTGGGCCATGCTCAATGACGGTGATATCCATTGCAAAACTTCTCCATCACTTGTGTCCTGATTTTCATATCCGGGGAAATTATATGCCGCACCACGCCACATTACTGGCGGATATTTACTGGTGTAGGTATTCGCTCCAGCGGCATTGCGAATAACCATCCCATACCCTGACGCTGGCAATTCTGGTGAAAATCCGCACGAAACAATCACTATCTGCACGCCATTAACCGCCCCTCCACTTACACCTCCGGGGCCATAGACATCAATTCGATTGCTTCCACGCTCTAAATATAATGTCCTGTCGCCTCCGCTGAACCTCACAAAACAAACATAGTTTCCTTTAGCAACAACATCAGACGGTATGGTCCAGCTTCCATTAATATTTACGACAGCTCGATAAGTGACAAATCCGAGCATCGTGGTGTCATTTAAATTCAGGAAATCAGATCCATTTCTGATTCTTATTCCATATTGGCTGCTTCCCAGAGAAGCGCCGCCATCGACTGATAGAGTGTCCACGAAGCCAAAAGCATTTTGTGATGTTTGTGCATCCTGATGCCCTCCCACTTCATAAGTGAAAACCCCTGACGAAGAGAGGCTATAGCTTTTGATGTAAAAGAATCTGCTTGGTCCGTTTACCCCTACAAATGAGCGGATCAGGTTTCTTGGAATTATTAGTTGTGAGGCTCCGGGAGTTGGAGATTTTACCTGACGGGTTCTATTCACGCCGTTTAGCTCCAAATAGCCGAGGTAAGAGATGAATCTTGCAGAGCCATCTAATATTATTTGCTTACCACCATCATCTGGAGTTATTCGTATTCCATATACATCAGCCATCAGTTTAGCTTCCCTATAAAAGTCCTCTCAACTCCACCTGTGTCATAAACACCAAAGCCATTGGAATTCAATCTTGAGCCGCCACCAACGCCGCCATTTCCATTCAATTCGAATGAACCATCATTATTCATGATCGTGCCAGAGCGGCCCGCAACATAATTAGCTGAATACCAAGATCCAACCTTTGCCAGTGTTATTGACGCATAGTTGATGAATGCATCGTTTATAAAGACCTGTCCATTTACAGTCGCGAATGCTAACTGGTAGTTTCCGGCGTTACTTCCGGTATAAATGCCAAACTGATCAGCATTGAAGGCCAGCGTTGATTTATAAGAGCTGCCAGATGGCTCTATTCCTATAGCCATGCCAGCACCGTAATAAACACCGCTGCGAGTAATCCCCACCCTTAATGTGTAGGAGGCTTTAGCGGTCCCGTTATCCGTTACGGTTGCCGTGAGTTTTTCATTTACGGCCGCATTCAGGTCACCAATCTGAGCCTGTACCTGAGTTTCCAACTGCGCCATAGCCTGTGACACAGTCGCAACTGTGGTTTTCACGGTGATGATGTCAGCGCGAACCTCTCCATTAATAGCGAACTGGTGATCGACAGTTGCGTTGTTATCCAGCGCGTTCTGTAGCATGCCTTCGATGTTTGTGTCGATTTTGCCGGTCAGATTCTCGAAGGCTTCTGAGTTTCGGATCGCATCGTCGATATAATCAATCATGCCCGGAATATCCGATGAAGCCTGACCTGATGCCTGTACGAATGCCGATACACCGAATGCATTCTTGGTGCGCACATACATGTAGTAGGTCGTGTCAGCCTTCAATCCGTGAAGCGTCCACTGTGAGGCGCGACCAAGGAACTGTGCTTCATTCTCTACGGCGCCAATGCTGCTAGCTGGAACCTCGCCGGTATACCAGAACTCGAAGGATGTATCGGTAGTTGCTGACACACTCATTACCGGCACGAGGTCGGCGGAGAAAATGCCCGGCGTCCATTGAATGAATGTCGGAGCAGAAGGTGCGCCGATAACTAAGCTCACCTGAGTCTCTGCGCCCTTCATACCGTTCTCATTGCGCCCACGAACGCCGAGTGCGTAGTTACCCGCCTCCAGCCCATAGAAGTCATAGCGGAACTGGTCAGTTTCGTACTGCGCCACCACCTTGCCGTCCATGCTGTAAACGTAGAGCTCGAAAACAATCTTCTTGGTAAGCGTTGCGGTCTCCCACGTTGCCGTGACCTGAATGGTCTCGCTGTTGACGTTGATGATGCGCAGGTTCTCGATGTTCGGCACGCGGTAGCCGTTAAGCGTATCTCCGGGCGTATCGAATACCGCGCCATCATCAACCACGGCCTGCTTGTTAGGGTCGTATAGCGTTGCTGAGATGGAATAAACAGAATTGTTCTCGTCTTCCGAAATACCCATGATGCGGAACAGGCGCGGCGCGACTTCATCAGTAGAGATTACGAATACGGTGCCATCACGCACCCACGCTGGTGCAGTCTTGAGGCGGATAACGCGATCTGTGACGCTGGCGATTTCATACTTAATGAATTTGCCAGTTGAGCCCATGATCGACATTTTGTCGCCACTGCCGGCCAACTCAGAGACATCAGCATCTACCGTAATTGAAGTTCCGTTGTGCGAGATGATTCGACCGCCGAGACGCGTGGCTGCATAGTTGTTATCAAGAATCTCAACTACATCACCGGGGATAAAGCGGATAGCCTCACGCGCCATCTTGAAGGTGGTCTTCTTGGTTTCACGTTTGGCGGTTTCGATTAACCATTTGCCGGTGCGGAATGCCTGACCACGTGACGTGCAACCGAAAGCCTCCATAGTGGTTTCGTTGTAGCCGTAGCGGTCAATCAGGCTATCATCCGAGACGTATTCCTTGACCTGCGACCAGCCATTGTTCGGGTCAGTCCACGAAACGATTACCGCGTTGTAGCGCTCGGAACGCTTCATGGAGCTGTAAGTGAACAGCCCATCAACCACGTTTGCATTGGTGATAGATGCGACAGGGTCCTGCGGGTTATCCAGCATCACTGAGAAGCGCATGCCATCCCAGAGCGCGATGCCACGGAACATGCCGGCGATATCATCCAGAAGGTCACGCGCACTTTTTTGCTCGGTAATGTAGGCATTGAGCGTAAAACGTGGCTCCTTGCCGCCAAAACCATCATCAACAAGCTGATCGCAAAACTGAGAAAGCACGTACAGGCTACCGTCATCGACATCAACATAACCAGCGCGGCGAGCCAGACCGTAGCGCGTGTTTTTCACCAGTGCTCGGAACAACCAGGCTGGGTTATTAGTCCATGCCGATTTGAAGCCACCCGTCCATATGCCGGAGTATGTCCGGGCGATCGGGTCATAATTATCCGGCACATCCACAATCAGCCCGCGCAGATGATAAGTGCGAGAAGGCGTGTCTGTGTACTGGTCACGGTCAACCACGCAGCCAGCGACAGCAGCATAGGGGTATGACAGGTTATCGTCGGTGATTTCGGTGAAGCTGTTCCAGATGGTTCCGTTGTTCAGCAGGTCGCTAGAGCTGTCAGCTGTAACGCGGCGCAGGCGGATGTCGAATGGCTTAGTTTCTGGTGCGTCAAACAAGTGTGCTTCAAGGTATTCGCCAGACTGCTTACCGGTGATCGTCACCGTTTTCTGGATTTGCCATGCACCGGCACTACCCGAGCGGGTTTCGATTACCATCGTCACAGATGTTTCGTGCTGATTACCTTTGCTGTCCTGCTCAACAAGGCTGGACACGCCGATGTTCATACGAACGCGATCGACATCAGTGTCCGTTACCGTGCGCACCAGAGGAGTAGCCTGAGTCACATCGGTGTTAACGACCGTTGTCGCCTCAATGGTATTGAAGCCATTGATTGGTGTCTGCGTAGCTGTTCCCGGACGCCATGCAACGCTCACGCCGTTTATCGTCGTGCCGCCGGCAGAGTCGGTTACAGGCGTCTTGTTCAGCATGAATGAGGAAAGGTGTTGCTGGTCTACCGGTCCGTAGATTGGACCTTCACTAATGAGGTCGAGAACGCGGAGGAATTGCTTCGATTTTAGGTTGTCGTCGATTAATTTTGGAGTGCTGCCACCGCCGCCGCCTGAGCCCATGCTTTCACCTTAACTAATTGAGATATTCCAGTCCTGGTTGTTCGATGTGTCGATGCCAAGGCTGATTACGTTCGAGCCAACAACCATCTCACCCAAAAGCAGCGGCACTGGCCTGCCCTGCCCTATGCGGTTCTCCGCGCTGGTGAATGAGTTGTTGGTGATGGAGTTCGTGTCCTGATCCGCTGATGAAGCCGTCTTCATGTGGGAGGTCATATAGAGCGAATAGGCGACTGAGGCGACAGTGACCGCAACCATAATCCACACGGCTGCCACCGCCGAAATAGAGCCCTCTACGATTGGCACGAACAGGACTGTGGCGCCGTCTTTGATATGCCGGTTCATGTGGAATTCGAGGTTGTCGCCAGATATGTCGCTGCCATCGATGCGCATCCTCAAACGGGTTTGGTAGAAGTCGCGTTTGAATGCGGGGCACTGAGCCAGCAGCAGGCGCAGCCCCTGGGATGGGGTATCGACGTTTAAAGAGATTTGGCGGAAATGTCGTCGTAAATTCCCCGCAAATCTAAAGATGAGCATTGTTCATGCCTCCAGATGGAGTGGATAAGAGGTACGTGAATCTGGCGAAGCGGTTCGCGGCGGCTAAGCCTGCCGTGCACTTCGTGATGCAGGACGATGTTGTCACCAAGCCAAATCATGGCGTGGCATGGGTCGCACTCAGGGAATGCGCGGCGGATAATCACGTCACCAGGCTGAATAGCTTCGAAGCCAACTTCGTGAAATCCATTAGCTGCCATATTCTTCAGGTAGAGGTTTTCACCGCGCACCCACCAACCACTGGTTCTCTCGAAGTCGGGCAAATCAATACCGCACAGGTGGTAGGCATCGCGAAACAACGTGTAGCAATCCATCACGCCATGTTCGAACCGGCGTCCCAGCAAATGCGGCCTAGGAAGCAATTTTCGTAGCTTCCCACCACTCGCCAGCCACCATTCGATTCCGGTTGCCAGTTGAGCAGTGCGGTCGGCAGTTGACAGAACAAGTTTTGGCTCAGGATGAGAATGAAAAACGGCGGTGATTTCTCCCGCCGCTTCTGCTTTAAGCCAGTCTGTTTCGCCTATCCGGAAGTTGCGCCCCGGATCGGGATGCTCGTTTGCGCAGCGCCACAAGCGATTGCCGTCAATAATCAGCCCACACACTTCATTTGCAGACTCCGCAGCGTATGCCAGGCATTCAGATTCAATCATCAGGACACCTTGGCAGAGCCGGGATAGCCGCCGTATGGCAGCGCACTTGGTTTAGCGAAACGAAGGCGGCAGCCGCTGCGATGCTTGGAGCATTTATCGCGCGACATGTCAGAGGTTGGATTGTCTTTCTCGTCAGCAACGGGGCCGCCGGAGTAACCGCAACCATCGCCGCGATAAACCCACTGACAGACGTCAGCCAATATCGTGCGAGCCGGGATAATCGCATTGTCGCAATCGACCGGCGTGGCTAAGTTGTAAGTCACCGTCTCGAAGGTCTCTTCCGCCATTTCCTCAATGACGTAGCGCGACACAGCCTCCATCGTCGGATCTGCATTTGCGTTTCCATTCGGGAAATTAACCACATCTAAATGCTTTACCAGCACCTGCCGGCGCGTCACTACTGCACCTAATGCATCCTCAAAGTCATGGTTGATGCCGGTTATCAGTCCGGTGATGTTCGCCACCTTCATCGTCGGGCGCGAATAGGTGCCTTCTGACTTAACCTCAAAACCTTCCACGGCGATCGGATATGCAGAGTAAGCGCGGCCCTGCCAGATTACGTCGTTGAAATAGCCGTTAGTGCCCGAGTGGAAGCGGAGAACGTCGCCGCCAAATGCCTGCAGGTCCACTTCGTACAGGTCGAGCATTGCGCCGACACCTGCATCAACACTCTCTATGATGAGTTCTGCTGGTAGGTCTCTCATATTGCGCCCATAAAAAAGGCCGCCATGCGGCAGCCGTCAGATGATTACTGATCGAATATCAGGATGTTGCTGATTTACTGATAAGGATATGTTGAGTATTCAGCCCGTCCATGTTTGGGGCATGGACGCACACAATAATGAGGGATGGCTGATTACCTCTGGTAAAGGATTAATATGTCAGACCAGCAACGAATTGAAAGCTTTGAAGCCCGCATTCAGCAACTTCAGAAAGATTTAGCGGAGCAAAAACAAAAGTTACTAACTCATGAAATTATGACAGGTCTTTTACTGACTAATGTCATTAGAATAGTAAATAAAATGTCGCCAAGGGAAAATGCAGCTCAAATTCTTTTGGATGGACTAAGGGCCGGTCAATTGAAAGCTGCGGAAGGTGATGCCAGAAATGATCCGCACACTAAGGACGCCTTCACAAACGCGATAAATGCAGTGAATCGCGCACTGAAGTAGTAGCAATGTCCAGTAAGCGTTCTCTTTCGTTGTCGTAATTTACGCCTACATGAATATCATATTTAGCGGTCATTTCACTGGCCGCTTTATCGCCCCGCTGATGCATGACTCCACCCGGGCGCTGGGCATTCTTAATCACTTCAGCCGCCGTGTCTCGCATCATTTTCGCCAACTCTTCCGCTTTGCCGCTGGGCATTTTCAGATTAGCCACTATCTTCTCTAAAGCTTCAACTCGCTGTTCTAAGGTCATAATTAACTCCTAGTTTATCTGGGTACTTGCTCAAATGTCGCTGTTAGTTGGTAAACGCTGCCGGTCTTCTGCATTGACCAAGAGCGGCACACGTATAGCCCCTGAATGCCGGTATCGGAAGGCGTCCAGTAAAACGACTCAACGGCCATTCTCGCCTTTAGAAAATCTCGCGCCGCTTTGGCAATGTTTGTCCGCAAGCATTTCGTATCGTCGTGTCCAATGAATGTCAGCGAATATTTGCCCATCAGCGGGTTTATGCCTTTTAACTGGCGCTGCTCGTAGCCATCGCCCAACTTCACGACGGCCACATCAGGCGTGTCCTCTCCAGAGAATCCCGTTTGAGGAATCCATGTGAATGTTTCTGGCATGTTGTTTCCTACTTGGTTTTGCTGAGGAGTCCGCGCGGGCGCTGCTGGTCTTGGATCGTGCGAATAGCGACGGTCTGCATCATCTGTGCCATCTGCTTCTGCGTGGCTTCGTCGATGCCGCCAGTGGTCTGGATATCAAACTGGAACGTCATGGATATGCCACCATTACCCGCTCCGCCACCACCCAAATCACTATTGCTGATCACCTTGCCGTTATCGCCCGGAATCATGTACTGGCTGCCATTGCTGGCTTTGAAGATTTCAGGCTTGCCACCCTCACCTACGCGGTACATTGAGTTGGCGTTAACGGGGCCGCCATGTTCACGCATACCCGCTAGTGACATTGTTTGCGCCGTTGTCATGGCTGTTGTATACCCAGCTAAGCCTGCCGCCGCAGCGCCTCCAGATGTTGCGATTGAAGCTGCCATTGCAGCCGGTGAATAGGCGGCAAGCAAAGCCGCAGCAGCCGCAGCACCGGTAGCAGTTGAAGTAGCTAATGCAGCGGCGGCGGTTGCTTGGTTTGTGGCTATGGCTGTCTGCTGAGCTGCCTGCCCCATAACTGCCGACTCAACCCAGCGGACACCCATCTCGACCAAACTGCTAACTAACCCGTTAAGAACCGATGTTCCCAAGTTTGCAAAGGCTTCGCTCAAGCTCTGAGTGCCATTTAATAACCCAGTAATAGCGTTAGATGCCCCGCCTCCGAGGGATTCAATTGCAGTTCCTAATAACGCATTGGACTCATTTTGAGCCTTAAAAATCTCCCATTGTGCTGCGATTCGCTGTTGCTCATATTGAGTGTTGGCTGCGTTCATTAACATCAGCCCGTTTTGCGTCAGTTTCCCTTTCTCAGTTTCGAACTGTTTAATGAGCTGAATTTTTTTTGCATTTTCATTAGCTAGTGCTTGGACGGGGTCTATTGCGCCCTGCGCCTCTTGTAGAGGCGTGACTCCGGCATTCTGCTCTGCTCTAATTTTTGCAAGATTAACCTGATGCTGCTGCTCCATTTGGACAGATGCCGCGTCGTGCTGCTTCTGGGTGATGGCTTTTTGTTCTAATGCTGTCTTGAGATCGGAAACATCCTGCTTATAGCGAGCGTTTTCCGCCTGCTCCGGCACTAGCTTTAAGGCTGCCGCCTGAGCGCGAATGGCTGCTGCAGTGTCCCACTTCTTAGCTGCGTATTCTCCCGCTAACTTAATATCAGCTAACGTCGCGCCCTTACCTAGAGATTGCTGCGCAGTAAGGATGGCTTGTTCACGGCTCATATCTTTGGTTGAGTCGGCAACTAACTCAGATTGCTGCCGAAGATTTTCAAGTTTTTGTGCAACACTTTCAGCCTGATTAGCTGCTTTCTTACTCTCAGCAGAGGCTTCCTTATCTTCTTTCTTTTTATCCTTCGTAGCCTCTTTGGCCTGATTAGTTTTTACATACACTTCCTGTAGCCTGGCGACTGCTAGCGGATCCACCACGCCTGCGTCTTCAGCGTCATAAGTCGCCTGCAATCGCTCGCGTTCATCGCCTTCTTTTTTGGATAAAGCTAAACGACGCTCTGCCTGTTTGATGAGCTTTTCACCATCGCTGCCACCCCAATTAATCTTCAAACTTTCGGCATTAAATTTCTGCAACGCAGCCGTCGACTCTCCTAGCTTGCCAGCAAGGAATGATTGAGTTTGTCCGAGGAAGGAGGCTTTTTTCTCTGCTTCGGCCAATGCCAGCGCACCATCTCTGGCGGCCTTCATTTGCGCCACGATGCCTTCATTCACCTGAACGTTGATGAGCCTTAATGCGTCCTGTGACTCGTTGAGGGTTCTTACTTTAGTGTTAAGGTCGCGATTTGCTTTCGCCAATTCGTTAGCGAGATCACTGGCAACGCGTAAATGGCCGTTATTAGTTTCATCTCCGCCACCCATCTGGGCCGCAAGTTCAATTCGTTCTTGGTATTTTTTATTAAGGTTGGCGATGTTTTTTTCTAAGTCGGCGATTTCTTCTTTCTGGTTTTTAATCGAAGTAATCGTATCTGCACGAACGCCCTGAGCCTGAGCCAGATTCATTTCTTTCAGCTTAGATATTACGCTTGGCAGAGAGCTAGCAAATTCAATGCTGGCCTTTCTGGCCTCTTCCTGCCGCTGTGCATACAGGTACCAGCCAGCCGCGACAATGGCGATTACACCCAGCGGGCCGCCGAGGGGAGATGTCACCATGTTGATTGCCTTCATAGCGTTAGCTGCTGTAAGGCCGGTCGCTGCAAGCCGTGCTTGTGATGCGGCTACAACGTTATTGGCCTGAGCTGCCGCGATCCCGGCTTCGGTGTATGCGGCCCTAAGGCGAATTACGTTGGCTAAAGCAGTTGCTTCGGCAGCGCTACCTTTTGCAACCTGATATTCCATCAGCGCAAGATTCATCGCTGATTCAGCAGCACCTCGGTCAGCCATCGTTTTTCTCTGTGTTACCAGAGCCGCCGCAAGCTCATCCTTTGCCCTAGCCCGCGTTGCAATTGCTTGGTTGATGGATGCCGTTGCCTGACGAGCCTGATGTATGGTTGCCATTGCCAAGGCACCCACAAATCTCCCACCGAATACAAGCGCCGCCACGCCAACGGCTTCAGCAACAACATCAAGATTTTCACTAAGTGAGATCACACCTTTATTAAAGGCATTGATTGTTGTGCTCATGCTTGAGCTTTCCCCAACAAACTTAGTGATGTTGTTTGTCGCAGTGGTCATCGCCTGCCCCATGGTCATGGCAGTGTTGGCGAATTCCTTTGCGATCTTGTCGCTTTGTTGAAGCAACCCATTCACAACCACTTCAGTTGTCAGCTTACCCTGAGCGGCCATCGCACGGAGCTGTCCAATTGTGACGCCAAGAGAGTCAGCAAGGGCAACTGCTAGGCGACTACCATTCTCTGAAATGGAATTGAACTCCTCACCGCGCAGAACGCCGGACGCCAGCGCCTGAGAAAGCTGCGTCATGGTTGAGCTGGCTTCTTCGGTAGTGGCACCTGAGACAGCAAGGCCTTTGTTGATGGTCGATGTCAGTGTGATCAGGTCTTTGGTGCTTGTGCCGGCGCTGCGTGTCGCGCGCTCAAGGCGACCGTAAAGTGTCGCTGTGGCCCCAAGACTACTTAAGGTGTCTTGTGAAATATTAAAAACGCGCTGTGTTACTTCAGCTAACGATTCGTTGGCGCGCACCGAGTTGGCAAGTTTGTTATTTACAGTTACCCATTCATTGCCATATTCGACAACCTGTTGGATTGATAGAGCAGTAAGCACACCTTTCGCTATATTGCTCAGGCCAGACATTGTTTGACCTAATGATGACATGGATCTTTCAGTACGATTAACGCTTACATCCAGCCTATTCATGCCTCCGGAAAGTCCGTTTAATGCCGCGTCTATTTCACGCCTAGCATCAAGCAGCCTGCGTGTGTCCATATCCACTTCATAAATGATGCTGCCTGCGTTTAAAGTGCCTGCCATTCGCTATTCTCCGGGCATAAAAAAACCCCGCCGGGGCGAGGTTTAATGTTTGTGGTTGGTGCTTAAATCTTCGATTTACTCACGGAGTAAGACTCGACTTTTCCATCGTGCGTTTTGACTGTAAGAACCTTAGCGTCAGCGCTAAACGCACTGCCGATGCTGTAAGTCCACATCAAAAGCTCATTGCCTTCAGAATCTACGGTGGTTGTCGAAGGGTTGCCAAAGTAAGAAATGACCTCTTGCTTCGTAGTTTGCCCTTTGTGAACGTCAGCCAGTTTAGATTCATCAAAATTGGTGCCGGTGTACACGCAGCCAGATAAAGCAATCGCCATCAACGATCCAATAATCAGCTTCTTCATTCCCTTCCCCCAAAAGCATGTAGTGGGATAAATCCTAAAGGGAAACTGATGCAAAAGGAAGCAAGAAACCCGCAGTTAAGCGGGTTGGGCATGTCCTGAAACTTCAGGAGATTGGCTGAGATGTCAGCCGATTACATTACTGCGCGTTGGATGCTGCTTATCTTGCTGCGTAGAGACTCAAGATGATGTTGCAAGGACAGAAGCTGGAACAGCGCGGCGTCAACTTCACATCCCATGTTTTTCAACTCACCCAGCATTCGACCAAGTGGATTGGGATTATCGCCGTTTGGGATCAGCATATCTGCTGGATACCGCCATGGCGCACTCAAAGCCCTTTCACTCAACCCTCTGACATGGCTGTACTGGTTGAAGTACTCCATCGGGTAAGAGAATGGCAATTTAAGCTGACCAACCTCATGCCCAAGCAACTCACCCTCAAGAATCACGGTGTGTACATATTCAACTGCTACAGGAATTTGCTCGCTTGTTAAATCTTCGATGCTTCGAACTTCGAAGCGTTTGTGGATCAGTGAATACGCTTCTGGGTACATCATGTGCTTTTTGCTGACCAGCATATTAACTGCATCACGCAACGGAGTGCGCTCTTCCACACTGGCTTTCTTGCTAATCGCTTTTGGCTTCTCGTAACTGCCACCTTTGCGAATCGCTGGAAGAACCTCAGCGGTCACCCATTTGCGGAATGAGTGAGGCACAGATCCTTTATTTACTGCATCACGGCAACGGAGCACGAGCGTATACATACCTGATTCGCTCACAATATTCAGGCTCTGTGGCCCATTACCTACCGACCCTAACTTGAAGTTAGGGTCAGAATTCAGCACGTCTTTTTCATCATCATCAAGAGCTGCAACTGATTTAGAGGGGTTGCTCAACTCCAGAGCTTTACAGATATCCGCAGCCACAAACCAAGGCTCACCTGATTTGTCGATTACACGGATTTCGCTATCACCAAAGCGGAAAATAGTGAACTCTGATTTTTCTTTTGCTATGATCTTCATTGTTAGTTCCTCGGAAGTTACTGACAAATTAGAAACCTCGTTGGTTGCCGCCACCGGGGTTTCGTCGTTTTTACTGCGCATTAACCAACCCTTCGCTTTTCAGGCTACTCATCAACCTTTGATAAATCTCTGAATTGATAGATCGCCCATTCTTTTCGGCTGCTTTCTTAACGAGATCCATATCGTCTTTAGGCATTCTCAAGTTGAAGTTGGGAAGCGTTCTTGCACCTTTCATTTCTACATCTCCTTTATGAGACCACCGTGGTCTTATTGATAATAATGATACCACCGTAATAGTATGTCAACAAATATTGTTGGAGGGTGTATGGCAAGAGATGACCCGCAGTTCAATCTGCGAATGACGCAGGAGTTAAAAGACATGATTGCTGATAGAGCTAAGGCAAATGGTCGCTCCCTAAATGCTGAAATTGTCCAGATTCTTGAGGATGCGGTTGAGGCTGAAAAGTCAGGCTTTCCTGCAGGTGACGCAAGGGAGCTGAGAAATGTGATAAAAATGCAAAGCCAAATGATTGACCAGCAAAGTAGTAGCATTCAAAACATGGCGACTATGTTCTCAGAGTCAATTAAAAAAGTTTCTGCGATGTTAGAAGAAAAACATAACGATAACCCTACTAAGTAGCTTAACGAATCCTGATTGTTAAAGAGCTGGCTCGAGTAAACCAGCTCTCACGAATTGCTACAACCCACCTATTTTTAATTCAGTGTCACAACCATTGTCATCAATCGTTATCAAGAAAATACGTTTACAATCATTTACTTTTTAGCGGACAGTCGCCTCGCCTTTTTCGCCAGATAGTCATCAGCAACCGAATCGTATTCTTCTTTCGTGAAGCCCTTCTGCTCAGGATACTTAGCAGCCAGCAGCAACTGAAAATCGGTCATCGTCAGCTGCTCCGCCTCTTCACGGCTCATGCCAAGATGTGTACGCGCTGCGCTGATATACTCGAATGCGTTGAACTCGCTGGACGCCTGAGCGCCTTCGTGACGCTGCAATTTGCGCACTTTGGCCTTGCCGATGACACCATGAGCCATTAGCGATCGGGCAATGATGACCATTTCATCCGGCGCCATGCGTCCTTTAAGATAGACGAATGTCCACTTGCCAGAACGACCCGGCACAATCTCTCCAGTCAGCGCTGAGACGTCCTGTGATGAGCAAGCCTGCAGCACAGTCATTGCGGTGACGATCGCTTTCTTGCTGTATTGCGGCAAAGCGAGGTGTGATGTCAGCCAGGCGGGGATGGTGCCGAACGCCGTGAGTGCTTTACGCATCATTTCTCCCACTTCATCGTTATACAGGTCATACAGTGCCTGAACGATTTCATCTGGCTCACCGATTCGCGTCATGTTGATGAACGACGGACGGAAAAAGTATTCATTCTCGCCGTCGCCAATCACGCACTCGCCGATTTCCTTCAGTGGCGTCATGTTTCCTCCATAAGCATTATCAAGGGCTGAAGCCAGCCCTTTGGAATGGTTACGAAGAAGTGACTGTAACCGCTGTAGTGCCGGTGAAATTGCCATCGGTCGAGGTGAACGTGATGGTCGCAGAACCTGCAGCCACCGCAGTGACCAGGCCGGTATTGCTCACTGTCGCCTTGGTTGCGTCCGAAGTCGTCCATGCGCCGGTGCGATCGGTTGCATCGGTTGGCTGAACTGAGCCGGTCAACTGGCGGGTCGCGCCAACTGAAAGAGAAGCGGTAGCCGGTGTAACGGTCACGCCGGTCGCTGGCACGGTTTCATCGGTGTCGATTACCTGAATGGTGGTTGCATCACCGACTTTGAACTCAGTGGTGAAGGTAACGATGTCATTCGTGCCGCCATCAGAGCTCAACGCAGTGATGACCATGTAACCCTGGAATGTCACTTCGCCGTATTCCATGCGCACCCAGATGCCAGGCTGACGGCGGGCTTTCAGTTCACCTGCGAAATATTTAATGAAGCGGCCAACACCGTACTGGTCCAGCTTGCCTTTCTTACGCACTTCACCTTCAAAGCTGATGGTGAAATCTGAGTTGGTGATGATGCTCTCAACAAAGCCGCCACCATCATCCGCGTCGGAAGTTACTGTGTTTGGTGAGAAGTCCCACCCTTTGCTCGTACCGGCAGCCAGCGCTTTCCATTCCGATTCCTGCGGCAGCGTATCGCTGCAGCCATCGGCAACTTCAAGCACAACGGCGCCACCGAACAAACGTTCGTTGCTGTTCTGGCAATCAGCCATGGGGTAATTCCTCTTTGACGTTTATTTAGCTGCCGAAAGTGGCAACAAACTGAAGCCGATAGACAAGTCTGCCTTCGGTTGTTTGGACGGGGGCAGGAATGCCGCCGAGGTTTTCCAGATAGCCGACGCAGGCGTCAACCATTGGGTTTTGCTGAACGTAATCGATGATTGCATTGACGCGCTCATCAACCATGGCGTTTCCGCCTTTAGCACCAATCACATCAACCATGACGTAGTAATCAGCGCCGAGCTGATTCCGGATCGAGCCGCCGCCATTAGGGCGAAACACTATGAACTTATCGGCCTGATTGCCGGTGTCGTTCCAGAGGAGTAACTGAGTCGTAAACCCTGACGTCAATCCAGCATCGGAGAAGTAATTGAGCACGCGCTTGTACATAGGAGGCGTCATAAGGACATCTCCTTGCGAATTACCGCTTCCACCTGGTCTATGGCGTTCTCGGCACCCTTCTCAAGGAATTTTGGTTCGCCTGTTTTATCCCAGATATAACCGCGTGAGCCCCGTTTCTTGCCCTTTTTCACCGGCCTTAAAGTGTGCTTGCCGAGGTGTATGCCCTTCGCCTCATGCACGTACGCTGCGTAATTCGCTGAATAGCCGATGCGACCGGTGATTCTCACACCCCGTACAACGACTTCGCGGAATTGGGAGTTGAGTAAGGTGCTTGTGTCGATGGGCGTCAGGGCTGCAGACTCTGTGCCGATGATTATCAAGGCAGAAGTTAATGCCCTAACCGTGCGCCGGTCCTGAATGTTATCGATAGCGCCGTTAAAGTTGCGTGAAACCTGCCTGATGCCTTTTACTTTCACGCCCATGGCTACACTCCAGTGATAATCGCAAAATCGTCTGCTGTGCGTTCAAAGGTGTCTGCATAGCGGATCGCCTGCATCACCTCATCGGCACCGGCCGCAATCGGGTCAGGCTCAGCAGAAATGCCAATGAGCAGGTAATCGCCGGTATCAGCCAGCGCGTACTCTGTCCACACGGTGTTCTTAACCACCTTCTCGCCGCCGATGTCACCAAGGCGTTTGGAAAGCCCACCCTGATAATCACAGGCGATCACCAGTGGCGCTTCGAACAGCGGGTCGCCGTAATCATTGCTTTCGCCTGAGAGCTTCCATATCGTCGCCTGAGCGGTGTATGACCAATTGGCTAAAGATGACATGTCATTTCCTCCAACTGGTCACTGCAGGCTTCTCAGCTGCGATGTGCGGGCAGTTAATCACCCACTCGCCGCCGCTGTTCACGTAGCCGGTTGTCTGCCGGCCGTTTGAAGTTTTCACCCACACGCGCTCGAACGGTTTTGGCGGTTGAGATGCAGGTAGCCATTCCATCAGCAGCCACCAATCACATCGAAGAAGCCAACGCTTGTGCCAACGTCAATTGGCAGCAGCGTGGTGCACCCTGATGTGTCCAGAGCCGCCAGAGTGTTGCGCATCGTCTTCACGTCGCCACTGTAATCGAACGATCGGGACGCCCCTGAAGGCGCTGACTGTGATTTGATGCGCTGACTGAAAGCGGTGATAGCCATTAGGGTGACGGCGTACACCTGAATCAATGTCATGTCGCATTCATCGTA